GATGGAAGAAACGAAACAATTACACGCTATCCCACTCGGAAGAGAGGATAAGGATATATAATAACGAACAATTTAACTTTAAGAGGTATGAAATTGAAATCTGATTATAGACAATTCAAATTAGCTAATGGTGAGGAAATCCTCTGTGAAGTTATGCAGTGGGGAGATGAAGATGTATCAGCTATAGTTATTCGTAAAGCAATGAAAATTTACCAAGTAGACAGACTTGATGGATACAGAATGTACACATTACGTCCATGGATGATTTATAGTGAGGATCCTTCTCAGCTTATGACTATTAACGATCAAATGATTATTGGTGAAACCACACCAGCTAAACCATTATTCAAACAATACATGATGGTAGTAAGAGAACATAAAAAGAGCTTTGATGAAGAACTCAAAGGTGATAAAGGTGAAACCAATCTTGTAGATCAAATGACAGATGAACAATTAGGACAGATGATAAGAGATATAGCTAACGACTCAGATTCAAATGTTGTTGACTTATTTTCTGTAGATAAAAGCAAGATGCATTAATGGAAGACTGTGACGCATACGTAAAATATCCCAATCATAGAAAATGGTTTAACAAGCTCTGGTTATCTGAAATGCTTGGTTATAAATGTGGACCAGCAGGTACAGACATTCCAGAAGATGGAACATATGTAGTGAGACCCATTTACAATCTAGGTGGAATGGGAGCTGGAGCAAAAGTAGTAGAATTAAAAAAAGATGATTACACTACTGTTCGCCCTGGATATTTTTGGTGTGAATATTTTGATGGATTACATTATTCAGCTAATTATAGATTTGTCACAGCAACTAATCCATATTGGGAACCTTTAGGTTGTTGGCAAGGAACTAACTTTCCTATAAATTTAAGTAAGTTTACAGAATGGAAAAGAGTAGATAAAGCTCCAAGACTTAGTAGAGATTTTAATGTACTTTCAGATGTAGCAGTTATCAATGTAGAGTTTATTAATGATAAACCTATTGAAGTTCATTTGAGAAAAGGTGCTGATCCTGAAGATTATGATGTTATGATTCCAGTGTGGAAATCGTCGCCAGGAGATTTTATTGCTCATCATAAACTACATGGTTATGAATACATTGAAGCATATGATGATGCTAATAAACAAATTGACGATCCCCGGTTAGGATTTATGGTAAAGTAGATATACTGCCCCCTCCAAGGCAGCAGCCTTATTATACCACTATTTTACTATTTTGGCAACAGGCAAATGAAAATAACTGACTGTACAAAACATAAAAAATATTACGCAACACATCAGCTAATGATGTCAAAATTGTGTACTTATGAAAACGCATACACGTTAATGTGGAATATTAGAAATCTCCAAAAGCTAAAAGAAAAGTTAGAAGACACTAATTATTTTTATGGTAGATTTAGAATACCTAAATTTTCCTTTGAGACAAGAGGTCTTCAACTTTATCTAAAAATGGAATACATGTTTGGGAAACAATTATACAAAGAGTCAGTTACTAAAGAGCTTCGTGATATGGTTTGGGAAGATATGGTAAATACGGATGACCCATATACTTTTAAAGATTTTAATTTGGATAATTTTATTAGAAGAGGTACAAAACCTTTAGCAGAAGGTGATCCTTATTGGGAATATGCATATGTAGATTTAGAAGCATATGGTGTTAGCGACAAACCTAAAAGAGTAGATAAGTTCAAAACTAATCCTCAATGGCAGTTGTAATTCTTAGATAAATAATGTATTATATTATAAGAGGTGAAAAATGGCTAAAAGAAAAAGTATACATTATGTGAACAATGCTGACTTTTCTCAAGCTGTTGTAGATTATGTTACAGTTCTTAATGAAGCAAGAAAACAACAACAAACTCTTCCAGTAGTACCAGATTATATTGCTCAGTCGTTTCTACGGATCGCTGAAGGCTTGTCTCACAAGTCAAACTTTGTTCGCTATACATATCGCGAAGAGATGGTTATGGATGCAGTAGAAAATTGTTTGAAAGCTATAGAGAACTATAACTTAGAAGCTGCAACAAGATCAGGGAAACCAAATGCATTTTCATATTTTACACAGATTAGTTGGTATGCGTTTCTAAGACGTATAGCAAAAGAAAAGAAACAACAAGATATCAAAGCTAAGTATATTACTCAGTCAGGTATTGAAGAATTCATTGCATCTACAGAAGATAAAGCGGCAAAGCAAGTTGCACAACGATTTGTTGATACTTTGCGAGATCGTATTGATAAAGTAAAAGAAGTAGATGATCATATGAAAAAAATAGTTAAGGCAGAACGTAAGAAACGAAAGGTCGTAGCAGATTCTGATTTAACGGAGTTTATGACATGAGATTAAGAGTAATGTTAACAGGTGCTGATGGTATGATAGGATCTACTCTCAAACCTCATTTGAAAAAAGAAGGTTTTGAAGTAACTGCATTTCAAGGCGAATGTTGCAATTGGAAAGATTGGGAAAAGTATGATAAAGGATATGATCTTCTTATACATCTAGCTGCATTTGCTGGAGTTAGGGATTCAATGAATGATCCTGATAAGTACTTTGCTAACAATGTTGGTGCAGCTGGTAATGCTTTTATATGGGCAAACCAATATGTAGCCCGTGGTAAAATATTATATGCATCTTCTTCTAATGCAGCTGAATGGTGGTCTAATCCTTATGCCATGACAAAGAAAGCAAATGAAGTACAAGCTATTCATTATAATGCAATAGGTATGAGATTTCATACTGTATGGCCTGGTAGAGATGATATGTTATTCAAAATGTTAGAACGTGGTGAAGTTACATATATCAATGAAAATCATACAAGAGATTTTATTCATGTTGATGATCTTTGTGCAGCTATTACAGTTATGATTGACAATTTTGACAAGATCCAAGAGGATGTTGGTACTATAGTAGATCTTGGTACAGGACACAGCACAGAAGTAAAAAGTGTTGCCAAAGCCATGGGTTATGAGGGACAATATATAAATGATCCTACACCTAATGAACGAATGCATACAAAAGCAGATGTGGAGTGGTTATATAAATTAGGCTGGGGTCCTAAGTATAATATTTTGAGTTATAACAATAGTAATGTAGTACATATATGAAATTAGCAATACTGAATGATACACATGCTGGTATCCGAAATAGTAGTGAGATATTTTTAGACAATGCGGAAAAGTTTTATGACGAAGTGTTTTTCCCTTATGTGTTGGATAATGGCATTAGCCATATCTTGCATTTGGGTGATTATTACGATAATAGAAAATTCATAAACTTCAAAGCTCTTCATAGAAATCGTAAGATGTTTTTAGCCAAGTTAAGAGACCATGGTATAACTATGGATATTATTCTTGGTAATCACGATACGTTCTATAAGAATACAAACGATCTAAATGCTTTGAAAGAACTTCTTGGACATTACATGAATGAAGTAAACATCATTATAGAACCAACTGTAATGGAATATGATGGTACTAACATTGGATTGGTTCCATGGATAGCACAAGACAATGAAGAACAATCTTTAAACTTCATAAAGAATGTTAAGTGTGATATCTTAGGTGGACACTTTGAGATTAGTGGCTTTGAAATGCTTAGAGGAATAATAAATGAGCATGGATTGAGTCCAGCATTATTCAAACGGTTTGAGTTAGTAATGTCTGGTCATTTTCATGTTAAGTCAGTAAAAGATAATATACACTATCTTGGTTCACAAATGGAGTTCTTTTGGTCTGATGCACATGACAGAAAACACTTTCATGTGTTAGATACTCAGACACGTGAGCTAACTGCTATACACAATCCTCATACATTGTTTGAAAAGATAGTATATGATGATACCAAGGAAGATTATCTTACATGCGATATATCAAGATTAGACAATAAGTTTGTGAAGATAGTAGTTGTCAATAAATCAGATACGTTTACATTTGATAGGTTTGTTGATCGCGTTAACAATAAATCTATACACGATCTAAAGATTGCAGAGAACTTCAATGAGTTTCTTGGAGATAGAGTTGATGATGATAAAATATCTGTTGAAGATACTAATGTTTTGT